CTGTTGAATATGCTGATGCCATTAATTTTTATCCTTTATTAATTCTTTAATTTTATTTCTATTACGCTGCCTTGTCAACTACCGTCCAAGTCGGAGCTGTTCCCGGGTCAACTAGTTCCCACGCATTTAAACCTATTGTACCACTGCTAGCAGTCATTGTCACTCCGGTAGGTAAAGCAATATCACTAATACCTGCTAAAACATTATTAAGACTGACTGTAAGCTCAATACCTGTTGGGCTAGCTATAGTGTTTGGTACAGCATTTTCATTACCTAAAACAACTGTTATTTCTTGTCCTGTAACCGGTACGTTAGCATCTCCTGTAATTGTAGGTTGATTATTAGCAAATGAATTTAGTGTTAAATTAGTATTTGTAACAGGCACCTCTTGAGAAGGTAATCCAATTTCTTCACCACCTTGTGAGATATCTGTTCCAGGACCTTGACCAAACTGCCCTGCCCCAAATGGAGCATCACCCCAAATTCGTAGCCGAAGCTGTAGTGACTTGTACTTCAACAACTTCCCCACCAAAGACATCAATTAACAGAAGAAGCTATTTGTATACCCTCAGTAACTACAGGTATCTCTACTGTTTCCTACTGCTTCAAAGTCAATTTGATTTCCTGTAACTTCTACATTTCCGTCTGCAATATGTTCTGTTTCAGTACCAACAAAAATTGTAATACCATCTCCAACACCCCAAAAACCTTGTCCATAAGGTTCAGTTCCCCATTCATCATTAGAAGGAGAAGTTACTTGAACTACATTAGTTTCTCCACCAAAAACATCATTAACAGAAGTGTTTGCAATAGGAGAAGGTGAGCTAGGTGTTGCTACAGCACTTGTTCCAGCTATACACTATTCGTTGTTGAATTTAATTCTTCACCAGTAACTTGTTGATTAATACTTACAGTTAGTTCAGAAGCACCTAGGTCAGTATCCATTCCAGTGATTTGACCCCAGGAAGCATCACCCCAAACATCCCCACCCCATAAAGTAGGGTTACCTGGTGTATTTACTTGTACTGTTATATTTTGAAAATCTTGTCCCCAAACTAATGAATTCCAACTTAATCTTCCCCAACCTTCGTTGTTAAAGGCGTCTATAGATCCAATAGTTGTACTAGCAGAATTGTCTCCACCATAAGATTCTGATGACCATGATGAAGCTCCAAATGCGGTAAGACCTGCTGACGATACCTGTACTGTAATATCTGCCATCAGGCCCTCCTGTTAAATTATGCGATTCTTAAAATAGCTGACGAACTGTAAATTGTGGAAATTGAATTGTGAAAGTTCCTGAAGTTGCAGTTTTATCTGCACCAAAATCTAAAACACAAACTGATTTATCTGCTTCAGTATCGTTATAAATTAAAGCACCTCTCGCAGTAAGTGTTACTCCTGTGAAAGATAGGTCTGCAAAATCAACAATTGCGACTCCGCCTGTTGCTAATGAAACTTGTTGTGATTGTAGTACTCCACCACCTGCTACGTATTCTCCAGATGCTGCTACTTCACTTTGATGTTGTGTATGAAGTTGTTGCAGAACTTAGAGTTGCTACAGATGTGTATAGTGCTAATTTAAATGCGTCTCCGCCACTTTCTAGATCATGAATTCCTTGAAGGATTTCAGATTTAAATGAGTTAGCTACTGCTTGTGATATTGCCATGTTTTTCTCCTACTATATATTTAAAATAGTTTTAATTAAATCAGAATGCCCTGCTTCACGCAGTTTATTCGCTAGTGTTGTACGGTCCGACTTCACCGCTTGTTTTAAATGGTGTACTAAGACTTGCCTAATATACCCTTTAAAAGCTTCTGCTTGTTCCCTAATTAAAGGATTTGCATCTTTGCTGACATACATAATCTTATCTAGTGCGAATTCCGCAATCTCTTCAGGAGTATGTCCTCTATGCGATGTTGTATGTACTTCAAAATCTATATTACCTAATTCCATTTTATTCCTTTCATTTAAAATTATCCTATACGACGGCTTGTACCTGGAACGGGAATTCTAGCTTGTCCACTTCGATAAGCATCACGTCGGTTTACCTTCGCCGAGGTTAGTTAACAGAGCCATTGCTTCTTGATAGCGAGCTGTATAATTAGCTATTGTATCAGGTTCTGACAACATAAACGCAGCTGCTTCCAGTAATGAACCATAAAGGAGTGCAGTATCAAAATTATTCCCAAGCCAAGAAGTGCCAGCAATGACAATGCTCTCAGGATAATAGTAATAATGTAACTCAGATTCATAATTTGCATCAGGTGTTGGTCCTAGTATCATGGTTGTATCATCAAATATAGCGTAATACTCAGGCTTACCATAAAAAGGTGCATCAGTATCAGGAAAAGATTCTCTAACAAAATTAACATCTTTATTTAATAAAAAGGTATAAACATTTGTTACTGGGTCAATTACCGCAATACTAAAAGTAGATAGCCAATCAGAAGGTAAAGAAAAGTATTTATTCCCACTAGTCATAGTACCGGTAACGTTCTTGCGTAGGTCTGGCAGCTGTACGGTGTTATATATTCTTTGCTCAGCGTTTTGAATAAATGTGTTTACGTCCGCAGTAGAATAAGAATTCTCTGTGTAACTTTCTATTGCTGCAACTAGCTCCGTATACGTCATATCTTGTACCTATTATATTTACTTAAATTATCTTTTGCTCTTATCACTTGCAAATTATCAGGAACATGAAGACCAGAAATATTCTTTCCTTGTAGTGGAATGATATGGTCCACATGCCACTCTTCTCCTGTCTCTTCTTTTTGCTTTTGCGCTTCTTTATAGAACTCTTGTATTTTACCTAAGTCTTCTTTAGTTAGCCAACCTGGCGTTCTATTTAGTTTAGCAGCTCTTCTTTTAGCAAGCTTTGCATTTACTTTATCTTTATTAGCTTTACGATAAGCTATATCAAATGCTTTTATCTTATCTTTATTGGCTTCTCGCCAAGCTTTTGTTTGAGCAGTACGTTTCTCTATATTAGCTTCGTACAAACCTTTGTTATAAGCGCTTATTTCTTCTTTATTAGCTTCATAGTAAGCTTTAGTAATAGCTCTATGTTTCTCTTTATTGGCTTCATACCAAGTTTTGTTTCGGGCTTTTATTTTCTCTTTATTTGCCTCGTACCTAGCTTTGTCATACGCTTTTTTATCTTGCATTAAGCTAAAGGACCGCGAGCTTTAGTACCTTGTGTAGCTGCACCGTTACCTCGAGTTTCTACACCTGTTGTTTTAACATTCTTCTCTGGGTATCCTGCTACGTTAGGTACGGGTACATTTTTGTGGTTGTGTATATTCAGTCATTTCTTTCTCCTAAGTTGTTGTTATGGTCACAGTCCCTACTTCTCCGTCACCCTCTAAATTATCTGGAATGCCGGGTAAATCTAAAGGATTAGCAAACCCTACAGGGTTCCACCCCCATTGTATATCTCTACTACTATATGGTCCCGCTTCCGTAAAACTTTTATCTGGTCGTGGATCACGTACAGCTTGTGGGTCTTCGACCGGGTACATCCCCTGCATGTTCTGTGGTTGATTCTCGGTTCCAACACTCGGTACACGCTAATATGTTTGTCTTAGTCTTTCTTACAAATAAACTTTTTAATGTCTTTAGTTTATATTGAAAGCCACATACATCGCAGTCTGCGATAGCATTCTTATTAGAGGTGTACTTATTGCCCATTATTTACCTTTTAAATAGTTCCTATCTACGAGACCACCATGTTTCATTCCGTGTTTAGCGCCTTTCATCATTGTACCATCTGGCATCTTATGAACTGCTCCGCCTTTAGCTTTTTTTACTGGTGCATACTTACCTCTTTTCATAAGCTTATCAAGGGCGTCTATTTTAATTCTGCCTTCCCCCATATTACTTTTAGTGGTATTACCTTGTTCTTCTAGTTTTTTATTTGGGTTTTCATTAGCTTTTTTTACTTTCCCGCCTTCTTTCATTTTTCTTTTTGAACCGCATCCAGCCATTTTATTTCCCCTTATACGTATGAACTTCTTGGTGCAATAGTTAGTGTAGCTTTTTCTCTATCTTCGGTAGATGCGAGTAGCCACTGTTCTTCATATTCTTGTTTTAAAAACTGCACTCTATCCCCAGCTTCTGGAATCTTTATTGCTAGGTAATAAGCTAGTCCTGCAACCAAGCAAGGTAAGAACCTAAAGGGTATGTGTTGTGTGTTAACCCCGGTACCTGCATCATCTATTCTTTTCAGCATCCAGTATACAAAAGTATAAGGCTGAGTAGTATCAGGAATAGGCCACATAGTGACTGTAGGAATCTCTGCTTGTCTATTTATATAGACTTGTATTGGTCTGCCCGTGTCATTCTTACTCGGTATGGACGCGTAGGTAGGATTTGACACCCTCGAGATAGCTATATCTGACTGAGTTGTTCCAGACCCAGTTCTTATGACTTGGCTCATGAGGTCGATGGTAGTCGCGGGCAAATTGTAAGTGGCAGTTCCGGCAACTAGTGGTATCTCTCCTTGTTCCACAGTCCATAAGTTGATTCCCCGGTTAGCCCATTCAATAGTTAATAAGTTCAAGCTACGTGTAGCTGTCCTTAAATCGTATCCTGTTCTTAGCTCTGCTCCGCATCTTTCAAATGCTTCTTCTACGAGTAGATTTAAATCTAAATTAAAATTATGTGTCCCTGTTGTAGCCATTATGTTTTCCTAGTTGTCTTTTTCTTTCTAAGTGAAGCTACTCTACGCGGCTTCCCTGCTGGCTGACCGAGTCTTTTCTTCTGTGCTATCCTTGACTTCTTCTCAGCTGCTGTCATTTCTCCAGATGTCTTTGGAGTTTTACTAGATACTTTTTTAGTAGGTCGGCAATACGGAGTTGCTCTTCCGTCACCTTTTTTCCTACCACAAGCTTTGCCAGTCTTTACGTCTTTCCAGTCTTCTTTAAACCATCGTTTTAATGCAGCACCTTTAGCTGTTTTTCTGACTGCCATTATTTACCTTTCTTTCTACACTTAGCAATGGCACCGGAAGCATACGCACTAGGAAAGACTTTATAACTCGCCTTTACCTTTTTATAGCATGCGTCTTTTACAGCACCACCTTTTTTTAACTTAAGTGACTCAAGAGTCTTCGCTTGTTTAGCATGTGTCTTAGAAGCTTTTTTTAAGCCCTTTACGACTTTGTTAACTTTGGCTTTAACTTGGCCTCCAGCTTTCATTTTTTTAGGCATTATTATTCCCATTCCACGAGAGGCTCTCATTATCTATGCTTCGCTCTAGTTAAGCCTCGTTGAGCAATACCATTAATGTTGCGAGGTTTTGCAGTTCTAACCTTACTCATCTTAGTGGCACCAACAGCTCCACCATGCCTAAACCCGGTCATGCTTGGTCTACTAGGTCCAACGTTTCTTAAGATCAACTTTCTCATCTTTGTTTGTAGGTTTTAGGTCCCAGTGCTTGGAGCACTCATGGAGGTCATAGTAGGTCCACTAGGCCCTTTACGCCTTTCTGGTTTATTAGCATCAGGTTTATTAGCATTAGGTTTATTAACTTGGCTCATGTTAGGTCCTACTTTAGACCCGTCTGAGTTGTCAGTTCTAGAAGCAATGTTACCACCTTTAGGCTCTACATACTTAGGAGCTGTTCTTTGTGATCCACCATTACCTTTAGTAGAAGCTGATTTAGTAGGAGCTGACTTACTACCACTATTTCTACCTGCTAAATACCCTGCACCTGCACCTGCACCTGCAATACCTACAACAGATTTTTTAGCCTTATTAAAATCAAGTTGTCTAGGCTGAACTTTAGCTTTACCTTTATCTTTCATTGGAGCGTTAGAACCGCCGGTGTTAGCTTTGTTAGTATTAGTAGCTTTATTTGTGCTGAAGGCTTAGCTTTAGGCTTAGCTTTAGGCTTAGCTTTAGGCTTATTTAAATTATTACGAGCTTGGGTTTCTTTTAACGCTTTCTTCTGTTCCGCGTTCATCCCATTTGATTTAGCTTTAGGTGTAGCTTTTTTCTTAGGAGTATCATCTCTTAAAACTTTTTACTTTTTTCTTTACGTAGTTCTTAGCGTCCTTAATTCTTTTTAATATTTCTGATGCTTTTGACATTCTAGTTCTCCTTAGACCATGCGACCACGTGTGTGGCCCTGAGTTATAATTCCGTCTGCACGTTTAGATGCCGATCCCTTAACTGCTCCACCTTTTGAGTAACCTTTTTTGATTTGAGAAACTAACCGTTTCTTTTCGCTTTTAAGGTTTTTCTTACCTTTTTTAGTGTAGCCTTTCTCAGCGTCAACGCGACCAAGTTCTTCTAGGTTATTCATTTTAGCTGTATTCTTTTTAACCTTACCACCTTTTTTCTATACCACCCATAGCCACTTGTTGTCTTTGAGCTTCCATTGCCATTTTCATTCTGGGGTCCATTGCTTGAGCACCAGCCATTCCTGCCATACCCGGAGCTTTCATACCCGGAGCTGTTGGTCCACCATGTTCTATTTTTTACCTTTAGCATCCATAGGAGCATTAGAGCCTCCAGTTCTAGCTAACATACCTCCGCCCATCTATTTTCTTTAACTTTTTCATATCTTTCTCCTTAGTGAATTTCTTTACCTACTTGTTTGTTAACCCTACCTTTTTAGCAAACTCTGGGTTATTAGCCACCGCTTGCTATAAACTTTTTTGCTTCTTACTTTTTGCGGGCATCGTTAATTGCCTTTTTAGTTTTTGCTACCCGTCTTTTCTCTATTATCTTTTGCACAGTAGGAGTTTCCCATATGCGAATACCAAGCCATATAATAGTAAAAAAGTGATGCTATATGAGGTAACCACGAAAGCAGTGATCCTATAGCGGTAAAGATAGACGTGGCGTCTAATAATTGTTTTGTCGATTCATCCATTTTTAACATTTCCATCGTTTACGTGCTTGTCTTAATCTTGAATTAGGGTCTTTAGCTGCTTTAGGAAAGTCTTTCATTTGCCCTGCACTTCTTGCACAAAATGACTTGCGTCGCTTTGCATCTTTAGAGCCAGCTTTGACTTTTCCTGTTACGGCGGTTTTTAACTTGCTGCCCGGATTAGCTTTACGATAGGCTTTTACTCCTTTCGTTGTCATACCCGCGCCTGATTTAGTCTTTCTAAAATTACCAGACTTAACCGAAGTTTTAATCCCCATTCCTCTTTTTTCGTCGTCTGCCACTATACACAGTCCTGTTGAGCTTCAAACCAACGCTTCAATTCTTCTAAACGTTGTTGCATTGACTTGGAGGGCTCAGGTTCCATAACTTATCCGCAGAACAATGTGTAGTCTGTAAGATTAGTTGGTACTACAACTGCATAGTCATTGTTTTGTCTAGCAGTTAAAATACCATTACCAGCTAATAGTAAGTCTTGAACTAATGTAGCTCCCGCAGGAGTTGATACATCAAAGACGGTATTATTACCGGTGGTAAGACCATTTATATTAACTTTTAAACTTCCCGCAGACGCACTACATAATACATAGAAGGCCTTAATGCGGGTTCTAGGTAGCGCTACATCGCCTGTAGTGCCTATACTAACGTCCCCTGCTGATGCGCCACTAGCTACAATACTAATGTCTGATGCCCAATAGTTTGTAGAGGTAGCAGTCGTTGCGTTTGCGCCAGTAATAACTTCAACTGCGGGTACATGACTTGTTAAGTTGCCCACTTTTGTGCCTGTGACAGTGAAAGTAATTCCTGTATCATCACCGGCGGAAGTAATAAGTATCTTATATCCAACGCCGTTAGGACCCGCGTCTGTTGTTAACAGTGTAATAGCACCAGCACCTGCAATAGAATCAGCCGCTCTATAGAACGTAGCACTTACGGAGGGGTTTACTGCCCAAATATCTCCTTGCATATCGTTCTCCTATTAAGCAGTACGGGTTATTGTATAAGCAGTAGCGCTACTAAATAATAAAGTATACCGAGCCATACCTGTAACGCCGAAGGCAATAGTTAAATCACCGAAAGAGGCTGCAGTAGTAGTAGCAGCGTCTGACATAATTGCGTTAACTCCAACTACCATTGTTACGAGCGATGCACCGCCTGTGTTATCAACTACTAATTCAAAAACTGTTCCTGCAGTTGCTTGTAATTCAGCGCCTAAAAGAGTTCCAGTTGGAAATGTAATACTTGTAGCTGCTGCGGATGTTGAATCAATATAACCTGTGGCTACTTGTGCCGCAGTTGCTACTGCAGTTGCATTAATTGATGAGGCTGTTGCGTGGTCTGTGATAAAGCCGTTTTGGGACACGACTGGTCCTGAAAATGTGGTTCTAGACATTTGAATTTCTCCATACAAAGTTAAGCTTATCTGTCGTGTATGCGTCTGCTGGGGCAGTCATGATAAGCTGGTTTTACCCAGATAATTAATGGTACACGGTTTTTACATTATTATACAACAAAAAGGGACCGAAGCCCCTTAGTGTTGGTTCTTTTAAAATATTATCTCTTTTAAACGGCTCAGGCTGTTTCCAAGCCACCGGACCGGATAGATAATAAGTTTAATGGAAAGCGTTAAATGCTCCCGTTAAACAATTATATCACTTACTTGTTCATTATATACATAGTTACTTCAAAACCAAATCTCATTTCTGTTGCTGATGGTGTTTGTCCACATAATAGAATCTCCTTAAGTTAGATTTCAGCATGAAGCTGATAAGAGAATTATATCTATCTATTTAGTTTGTGCCCTAAGCATATTCATGAGTTTTAGATAAAGAAAAACCCAGCTGAGAGGTGCCGGGTTTTTCAGGAGGATAGCGCTCAGAACTATGAAAACTAAGCGCTAGAGAGTAGCAAGTTATGCACCTGCTGAACCCCACATACCTAATGGATCAGACCAACCGAATGAATATCTTTCACGGGCTTTGTAACGTACATTGCCAGTATCAAAATCTCCGTCCATAGAAGTAGTAAGCGGTGTTCTTTCAAAATGCTTCATACCGTTAGGAACGTCAGTTGTTAGGAAATAAGCGTCACCGTCTGTTAAGAAGTGATTTACTGTATAACCTTCTGGAATTGCACCATTAGTTCTTAATGCGTTGATGTCATTATCTGCAGTAGCTACACGAAGCTCTGTATCTAATAGACGAGTTGCAACGAACTGAAGTGCTGGTGGAATAACTAACTTACGTGGTTTAGACGCAATTAGTAAGCCACGCTCATCGGTCCATGCTGCAATTTGAATAACTGCATTTTCCAATGCTGTTTCGTTCAAGTCTGTAGCAACACCTTGTGTATTACTGTTAACACCACCTGATACTAATGGATGGCTTGCGTTAAACAATGATACACCGTCACCACCTGCAAAGCCGGCAGTAAAGCCGTTGTTAAGAACGTTAGCCGCTCTAACTTGCTTAGTGTTAGCCATTGATCGTGCAAGTGCTTTAGTATAACGAGCTGACAATGAATCATATAGATTATCCTCAACTGCTTCTTCAGTTAAACTGAATCCTAAAGCAATAGTCACGTGGTTGTAACGTGCTGTAAAAGCTTCTTGTGCGTTATCATACGCAATTGCTGCTCCCTCAGATTTCAGAGGTGCTGCAGCGAAGCCAGCTAGTTTTGTTTCTTCTTCGAAAGAACGGTCTGAAGATTCAGTTTCGTAAATCTCTTTATGCTCTTCGCCATAACGTGCATACTCTAAACCGAATAGCGCGTTAAGTCCTGGTAATAGCTCCTTTAGGAGCTGGGCTCTTGAAATTGCCATGTTTTATTCTCCTAAAATTAATCGCCTACACCAGTAGGGTTAGTATATGAATGTGCTACAGGATTAAACTTAACGAGTAAGTCTGTAAACGCATCGCCCACGGTTGAAGTTGGTGAATCTACAAAATCAACAATTCGTAATGCAATACCGTCAGTAGCTGCATAAGTAGCATCTGCTGCAATATCAGAATTACCGTTTACTGTTGATCCTGTTGTACCAGATTGCACTTCAGCTAAAGGTACATTACCACCTAAACCTGTTTGTGCAACT